AACGATGTAAGCGACAAAGAAAAAACCGGCGTACTTGCTTATGATAAGTTGCACGAAATAAGATCAAGATTATTCAGGGCTTTTCTCGGTTACGAAATTAACGGCGCGGAAAGCAACATCTATTATAAGGGCGCGACTTTGTGGGGAATTAACGCCGCGTATCTTTGGTATCAATATGATTTTGAAATTACAACACGGATTATTCAGTATGACGGATATAATGATGTGGCAGGCGCGAACGATGCGATTGAAGGACAGATAAGAAATCTACAGCAAAGATCGACGATTGATGATTTGAATACTATTTACAGTCAATTTTTATTATGGCCGGACGCTGACCTTCCGTGGACTGGTGATATTCCGATCGATACGAGCTTACCGGACATGAGTACATTTATTGATTTTACGGACGATCCGACTGCCGGGGCGTTTGACAGAAGTTTTGGAGAAGGTTTTGATTTTTATAAAATTTTAAACAGAAGAATATAATAGGAGGTGGCGATATGGACGAGGCTTACAGATTCGTTAAACCGTTAAAAGGTCTGATTGTACGAGATTCTACAAGCAAGGCGATAATTCCAGAGACGGGAACTATGGTTCCGTGGATAGGGCCGGAAGGTCGGTACTGGAGACGCAGGCTTAAAGATGGATCGATTACAATCGAAGAACAGCCAATAACGGAAGTTAAAGAAGAAGTCAAACCAATCTACAAAAAATATACTAAGGAATAGAGGAGGATAACAATGATAACTTTTAACAATATACCGGCCACAATAAGAACGCCGGGAGTTTATACAGAGATTGATAATAGCCGCGCTTTAAAAGGTCTGGTCGCAAATCCGCACAAGGTTTTAATAATCGGAGAGAAAAAATCGGATGGCACGGCTTCAGTCGAGACGATCAAACAGATAACGTCAAAAAATTTAGCAGATGGATATTTTGGAGTGGGTTCTATTCTATCCCGGATGTGTGCTGTTTTTAAAGATAACAATCCGAATACGGAACTTCATGCAATCGCACTTTCAAAAACCGGCGGGACAAAAGCAGAAGGGATGATTAAGTTTGATTCGGGCCTTTCAGCTACTGCAAATACAACTTATTATCTGCTAATCAACGGTAAGAAAGTAACGACTACACTCAATTCAGCATGGAGCATTGTTGACGTATGCTCTGCAATCGCGGCAAATGTAAACGCCGATTCTACTCTGCCAATTCACGCGTCTGTTTCTGCGAGCGCGGCGGGCAGTCAGCATATCTGTATGGTCGCGACTCAGAGCGGAACACTTGGAAATTATATTGACATCAGAGGAAATTATTATACAGGGGAGAGCAATCCCGCGGGCTGGTCAATAAACGGAATTTCATATACTACATTAACAGGCGGGGCAACTGATCCATCGCTTAACGATGCTTGGGCTATTATAGATAATGAGCAGTATCATTATATAATTCAGCCTTATTGGGATGCGACAAATTTAACCAGTATTGAAGGCGAACTTGCTGACAGATTTAAACCTCTTGAAGATATGCAAGGACATGGATTTTGCGGATATCGCGGAACTCAGGCAAGCTGTTCAACTCTTGGCAATACCCGAAACAGTCCGCACAATACAATCATCGGAGCTTACGGATCACCGACATCCCCGATAGAGTGGGCGGCGGCACTGGGCGCGGTTGCGGCGTGGAATTTAAACAACGATCCGGCCCGGCCTTTACATACGCTTACACTCAAAAACGTATTACCTCCGATTGTCGATGCAAGATTTACACGTTCGGAAAGGGACATACTTCTTTATGATGGTATATCAACTTTCATCGTAGATTCTGGTGGAAATGTTCAGCTTGAAAGGGTCATCACTACTTATCAGAAAAACTCTTTTAACACCGCCGATCCTTCGTATCTTGATATTCAAACTCTGGCAACTCTGGGAGAAATCAGATACCAGTACAAGACAAGAATGTTGAACAGATTTATCCAGCCACGTTTTAAACTGGCCTCGGATACTTTCCCCGTACAGCCTGGGTCTTATGTGGTGACTCCGAAGGTAGTAAAACAGGAAATCATATCTCTGTTTTATCTGTTACAAGATCGCGGATTGATTGAGAACATTCAAGACTTTGTTGACAATCTTGTTGTCGAGAGAAATTCGACTGATGTAAATCGGATCGATGTGCTATTGCCGCCGGATTTAATTAATCAATTCGTAGTGATGGCCTCGCTCATGCAGTTTGTGTTATAGTTTCAAATAGATTATTTTAAGGAGGATTTTTAAATGGCAAGAATTACAGGCAGAATAGAATTAACCGTCAACGGAAATCTCATGTTAACGAAAAGCGGATCAACGACAATCAATGGACTCGGATTGTCAGGTATGCCGAATTATGAACTTAAAGAGATCATGGGTGACACCGGCATACAGGGATTTGTCGAAGATCCGATCCCGGCCACGTGTGAATTTAATATCACCGACAGAGACGATGTGAAGATTGATACGATTGCCGCGATTCGGGAAAACGGTACTATCGTAGTCAGTGCCGCTGGCGGTGGGAAGGTTTACACTTTATCCGGTGCGACTTGTAAGCGTAATATCAAGTTGACCTCGGGTGAAGGGGAAACTGCGGTAACGTTCATCGGCAACTACTGGGTTGAAACTACAGCGAGTGTAGCTTGATGGAAAGTAAAACTGTAAAATTAAATTTTCCGATCAAGATAAAAAAAGACGGTGCTGATGTTGAATGTAAAGAGCTGACTTTTTCACGGTTCAAGACAAAGCATTTAAAATTACTGCCGTCTGATTTTGTCGGTAAAGCGAAGGACGGAGTTGTCGAGCCTGCTGGACTTTTGCCGTTAATCGCAGGGCTGGCAGGGCTGGACATTAAGGAAGCCGAAGAGATCGACATGAGTGATTTTGTTTTAATCATGGAGGAGATACAAGATTTTTTCGGCGGGTTCCTGATGGGGACTGGAAAGAAATAGTATGGACGGTTACATACAAATTCAATTTTAACTCTCAGGAAGTAATGGAAATGACTCTCGATGAATTAAATTTCTGGGTCGAGGGGAGTCACTGGATATCGGAAATTGAGAAAGGGACGTAATGGCAGACAATTACATAATATCAACGATATTTAAAATCATCGACGAGGCCACTGATCCAGTCAGAAAGATAGGCCGGTCGTTTGGTGGCCTGTCTGAAGGTATGTCTAAAATGTCTTCGAAGTTGGCCGCGTCCGGTAAGAAGATGCAGACTTTCGGGCGCGATATGTCCGGGGTGGGAACTGACTTATCGATGAAATTAACCGCGCCGTTTTTACTGATCGGCGGGTATTCGTTGAAAGCCGCGTCCGATATGGAATCGCTGACAACCTCTTTTGAAACTATGATGGGTAGCGCGGAAGGCGCGAAGAACATGATGGAAGAGCTTGTTAAGTTTGCCAACGCCACGCCTTACGAGCTTGACGAGGTAGCGAACGCGGCGCGATCTTTAATGGCCGCGGGTGTAGGGCCGGAAGAGATTACTAAAAAATTAACACTGCTTGGCGATATCGCGTCAACTGCTAAAATTCCGCTTGATGAACTTGTCAGAGTTTACGACAAGATGAAAAACAAAGGGAAGGCCAGCCTGGAGGAGTTGAATCCGATCGCAGAAAAAGGCATACCGATATTTGATGCTCTTGCTACAAAGATTGGAGTTACAAAAGATGTAGTTTTCGACATGGCAAGCAAAGGAAAAATAAGTTTCCAGATGGTTGAAGCCGAACTCGAAAAGATGACAGAGAAGGGCGGACAATATTTTCAAGGGATGTTAAAGCAGTCAAAGACTTTCGCGGGTGCGATGTCAAACTTTAAAGGGGTGATTGACGCAACGGCGGTATCATTCGGAAATTTCCTGATGGAGGAAATGGGACTGAAAGACGGGCTGGTGTCGCTGACTATTTGGTTAGACAAGGCAAGAGTTAAATTTCAGGACTGGATTAAAAAAAATCCAAAATTGTTTAAGTGGCTTGTTATAATTGCCGCGATAATAGCCGCACTCGGCCCGGCCTTAATGATTCTTGGCAGTGCTATTGTCTTTGCTGGTACGGTCTCGCTTGCGGCATCTTATGCAGTTTCTTTTTTAGTATGGGCTTTTACAGCATTAAGCGCGGTGATTGCTTTTCTTCTAAGCCCTATCGGACTTGTAATAGTTGCGATTACGGCATTGGCGGCGGCGGCATATTTTATTTATGAATACTGGGAGCCGATTAAATTATTTTTTATAAATTTATGGAATGATGTTATCACAATATTTAATAAAGCAAAAAAGATGCTGGGGTTTAAAGGGGACACTCCTCTTATAGATTTACCTAAAAGCGCAACAGATAAGAATATAGGCAGAGAGATAAAAATAACCGAAAAGAAAAAAACGGAAGAGACGAAAAAGATTAAAACCATATATGATACTCCGTCCGGCGGTGATGGTACTGGTAAAAAAGATTATTGGGAATATATCGGAAGCCCTGTTGATTTAGCAAACAAAGCGGCAGAGAAAAAGTCAATGTCTGAAATGTTGAAAGCGACTATAGCCGTAAAAGATAAAAAAGAAAAAGATAAATCAGAGATTCGTATTGTGATGGATTTACCGGAAGGATTCAAGGCAGTCGCTAAAAATAAAAAAGATGGAAAATATACAGATGTTATTTTCGATATGAATTATAAATTTGATACGGGATATTTAAATCCCGCATTTATGGGTAAGTAATGGCAACAGATACCGCAGAATATGGCAAGACATGGCGCGAAAAATTAACGTGGGCGTCGGGAAATTATGGCAAGGCATCTTTTAGAGGCGCGCCTTTTTTTATTTCCAATTCAGAGACTGGAGTTGGTCGCAGAACGGAAGTCCACGTATCTCCTCAATCTACAGAGATTAGTACTAATCAGGATTATGTCTGGGCCGAAGACCTCGGCGCGGAAGCCGACGAATTTGTTGTTGAAGGTTTTGTCATCCAGAATTTAGACAACGGCTTTGACCATTTCCCCGAACGTGATAAACTTATTCAAGCACTTAAAGTTTACACAAATGTAAAAAAAAGAAATGTGGGAATTTTAGTTCATCCTTTTTACGGAAAACTTGAAGTTGCCTTACTTGGGAAAGCGAAGATCACGGAGAGCTTGACAAAAGACGGCGGGATTGCCCGCTTTCAAATGACCTTCGTGCAATATAATAAACCAATTTTTAAACAGCAAGTACCGGATCCGGACGCGGTTGTCGATCAATCAGCACTTGATGCAATCAATGATGCGCTTGATAGCTTTACGGCACTGATGAGAACTGGCGGAAATTATTTATCAACTTTGACAAGTCGTATCTCCAGTGTTATGAATAAAATGCAGACGGCCATAAGCGCGGTCACGGGCGCGGTCGCAAGCACGATAAACACGGCTTTAAATTTGGTATCTTCTTCAATAGCCTTGATCGATTCTGTTTTAAACGCGCCTTGCGATTTGGCAAATTTGATTTTGAACGCTTGCGATGCTATTAAGCAAATACCTGGCATGGCCGGAGATGTCATTCAAGGCGGTATCGTGGGCGGTTGTAGCGGTATCATAAGAGGCAATCAGACCGTACTTGACGGGGTTATAGTCCCTGAAGAGATTGGAACTTCGGCGTCAAGAAATTTAGCACTGCAAAGTAATTACACGGATGCGAGCTTCGGGCAGATATCCGCAGAGCAGGCGGATAATTTAACGCTTGTTAATAACATGGCACAGACGGCGATGATCGGAAACGCTTGTATGATATCTATCAGGACGGACTTTTCAAGTCAGGATCAAATGCTTTTAACACTTGCGGAAGTAACGGCCGCGCTCGATAGTTTGATTGATAGACTCGGCGCGCAAAATGACAACGTATCTGATGAGACATTATTCCAGTCTATCCAGAAATTAAGGGCGGATTACATAACATCAATGATGAATAAGTTTTCCAATCTTGCGAAGGAATATGATTATAAAGTTATGCCGGATGTGGAATCGACTTTGACTCTGGCTTACAGAAAATATAACGATCTTGATAGGGCGGATGATATCACTTACAGAAACAAATTAAGACATCCTGGGTTTTTGCCGTCCGGTGATAATGTCAGGTTATTGAGTGAATGAAATGAGCAGACTTGTACTTAAAATAAATAATTATGAGTACAGCGGATTTGAGGATATCTCAATTTTTAAATCCATGAATACAATATCCGGGCAGTATGGATTATCTATAATGAATTTTTTCAAAGGCGGGACAACGATTAAAGATATCAAAATGGATTACGCGGTTAAATTAGAAATAGACGGGACTCCGGTTATCAACGGCTGGATTGATAAGATGCCGATACGATACGGAAAAGATTATGACCGCATGGATATTTTCGGACGTGATAAGACTTGTGATTTGATAGATTGTTCTTTTGACTTTACGCCGAACGAGTGGAAAAAACAGACCGTTTATAATTTGATTAAAAATTTATGCAAACCGTTTTCAATCGATGTGACGCTTGACTCATCGGTGACAACTCAGGGAAATATTCAGGTTGAAAGTTTTAAGGCGAACGAAGGCGAAACGGTATTTGAACAGATCGCGGAACTTTGCCGAGATTATGCAATCATCCCACTTTGTTTGAACGATGGCAAGGTCACACTGACAAAGGCAACGACTGACAAATTTACCGTTGACGGAATTACGACGAGTATAAACGCAAAGTCCGGATACCTGGATCAGAGTAATGTAAATCGATATTCTACATATAAAGTCAAAGGCTATGGAATCGGAAATGATAATAAAACTCTGGCAGATTATATTTCCTGCAGTGGTAGTTTTTCGGATAGCACAATTTCTCGGGTTAGACCTCTGGTGATTTTTGCGGACACGGCAACGAACACGGGGCAGTGTGCTAATCGTGCGAAGTGGGAGGCGCGTCTCAGGGCCGGGCTTTCACGCAGACAAGAATATGAAGTTCAAGGCTGGACACAAAGCAACGGACAACTCTGGGAAATAAATAATTTGGTAAAAGTTGACGACAGTTTTACTGGATATAAAGCAACAATGTTAATCAGCGATATAAATTATATCTATTCTGCCGGAACTGGAGAGATATCAAGGATAACAGTGGTTGATAAAGATACTTATAATCTAAGCAATAACGCCATAAACATAAAGAGTAAATATGATTAACGAGTTTGCAAAATTTATCGATCCGATTAAGCGCAAAATATATTTGATGGTCGGACGTGCTATATTAACAGCGGTAAAAAATACCGGAAAAACTCAGATGATACAAGTGACCGGATTGAAGGACGAGACGATAAGCGATATTGAACGGATGCAAGAATATGGATTTGAAACGTATCCAAAAACAGACTCGGAAGCTACAATCAATTTCATCAATGGCAATCGAGATCATGGACTGGTGATTTGTATCTCCGACAGACGATACAGACCGACGGATTTAACGGAAGGTGACACACGGCATTATGATTATCGCGGAAATAAAATAACGTGTAAAAGTACCGGAATTGAAATTGAATGCAAAAATGGGAATAAAATAGAATTGGTCAGCGGAGAGGTGAAGGTGAACGGGACAAATTTGGAGGTGTTATTGTGAGTCTTGAAATCGCAAATGAAGATTTTACGATTACAATTACACCGGCGGGCGGGTGGACACCGGGGACACCGACATATACAATGTCTAAA